AATTGATACTTATGTTTATAAGGACATCTCATTATATCTCCCTTCTTAATTTAGACGAAAAGCCCCTTGCAAGAGTTCTGTCGCCTTTCGGTCTTTAACAGCTTTAATCCTGAACAGTTATGGCTGTGCACTTGGACTTTCATCTGACCTAATCAGCCTTGTTTGCCCTGTAGCCACACTTTTACTTTTCGTCATAGTTTTGGCAGAAAATGAGACCAGTTACCCTTTCGGAGTTATCCACTTAATGGCTTTTTGCGTATCTAGCTACTACTCATTCTCATTATATCCAATCTTGGTTGTCGAAAGTAATATAATTCGCCAAAGTTTAGGCATCCAAGTTCGCCCAGTCATCAAGATGAGTAGACGTCAATCACTATGTTTATACAAGTCCATAGCAGTCTATTCAGCGACTAACTGAGTCTATGGCTTAATATAACTCTCTAGCTTAAGATTGATATGACTCTGGGTGCCTAATAAATTTTGATAATATTTTCACTTTTCGTCATCCATACATGAACCACAGTATAATGCACCATCGCCCATATATACAATTGGATAACCTTCTTCCTTACACCATCCACATTGACGATGAGGTGGGACCTTCTTTAACTCTTTGTATAATTTACGACCCCAACTTTTTATTAAAAGAATATATCTTTCAGCATCAATCTCAATTAAATCTTTGTGATTCGGAAATACTCTTTCCTCCCAAGGTGTCATATGACGATTTTCTGGTAAATCATATTGTATTGGAATACGATGATCATCTTTTAAACTTCCTGGTTTTTTCCATTCATAATATTTAGTTTCACGTTTGAAAATACACCTTCCTTTCTTTATTGTTAAAAATTTGACAGTTCTCTCCTTACTACTTCCTTTCACCCATAGCGACTGTCAACTACTATGCTGACAATAAAGAGAGTTTAGTATAAGAGAGCTCCGACAAATACCTTGTGGGCCAGAGTTCTTCTAAATACAGAATTTATTAGAATGTATGATTTTTGTTACTCTGTCTACTAATCTGATGACACGACATTTCTTGTAAGAATGTCCACTATCTTTTAATGCTTGTAATAACATAAATGGAATAATTACTACATCAATATCACCATTGGTTTCTAATCTTTCTAAAACACCAAGAACATACTTTGGAATTGATACATGTAACTTGACATCAGTAATAGAATGACTACCATTCCATGGTTCTTCAGTTTCTGTAATATCAAGAGACATCTTATTTACCCATTCTTTATGACATGCTGGTAATATTTCACCAGTATCAAATGTAAATGGATGTGGAGATGAGAAATTGACTACTTTTAAGCCATTAGATAATATACAACTGGTATAACTAATAGGACTCATATTATATCCTCCCTTCAAGAATTTATGGTTAAAATATTACAGTGTAGGCATCTTAGTGTATCAACTGCACCAACGTCCTTTCAACGTCTCCAGGTGATCAAATCCTTCATCACTCACCGAAACTTGATCAAAGCTCGATGTGTCTACTGCAGCTACCCATTGGCGAGATGGACTTGCAGACTCACTTATTTTATGAGAGATCCCCTCTCAACTCTACCTAGAGCGTTCCCACGACTTACACTAGAATATATCACTTGTACTTTATAGTCCCAAGAGGAGGACACTAGGATCGTTAGTCAAAAGCCTTTACACCATGTCAAGGTGATCCTTTGTAAAGGTGAAACTTCAGTAATGATGGGCACAGTATCTACTAACATATTACACATGTCCTGTTACTGTAGGATACAGCCACGTGTTGTGCTTTCGTACATTTGCAGGAGCAAACATTATCGTGTTTACCCCACCATCACTTCGGAGTACAGTGTTGCACTGTTATCCAATAGTCTCACAGAACCATTGAATACATTACTCTTAGTTCACATAAGAAATAACTGTGGTTATCTCAAATGCTTAACGTGACCACCGTGGATATTTCAAGGTATCACAACCTCTCAATCCTGTAGGTGAGCTGTATGGTCATTTGTTTGGTATAAGTTTATACCTATATATACTAATATCTATGACATGACTATCAATGTCTAGTATCAGCTAATTATGGTACAAACAATGAACAATAATAGGGTTAAAAAAAGGGGATACATACAGTAGAGCCCCTTTAGGTTAACGCTGATAGGATCTGTTAACACGTTGACTGTTACCCATTGCTGGATTCAGGTTAAATGCTACATTACCCCAATTGCGTCCTGCTGGACCAGGCATTTGTGTAGCCAATGTATCAGCTATACGTGCCAGCTTATATCGCATTTCAGTAGCTTCATGAACTGGTGCATTTATCAGACCACATTCAACCATCAGCTCGTAATCAGTAGGCTCAATGAGCCGTAGAGCTTGTAGTCCTGCTTGTGTTGCAGCTTTAGCAATTATTGCTAGTAGTTCTTTCATAGTAACCTCCTAAGTTATTAGAAAAGAGACGAAAAAACGAAAAAACTAAATCAAAAATAACGAAAAAACGATAGTGAAAACCCCTATCATAGGGGTACGGTGTAGTGATAAAGCCACACACTAAAATCCTACAATTTTTAAAACTTGCATCGGTTAGTCATTTAATATATATTTGGTTGGCAATCAGATGTCCAAAAAGACAAACGAATCACCCAGAAGGTACCCTAGCATTAGTTCTGCCTTAGGGGTCAGAAGTCGGATTTCAGAGGAATACCTGAATAGACAGGCATACAATTTCCTTGAGTTTTCTCCGATATTGCCGAAACTATCCTTGTTATAAAGCAGAGCATGGACAGAGCTTAGCTTAGGCTATAAATGGTACTGGCTCTGAGTAAGAACAAGGCATGAAATCCAAGAAAACAGGTTTTCCTGTTCAGGGATAAGTACATATACTTGTCAATTATATAAATATCTTTTAACTTGAAATATGCGGATATACACGCTTAAGATAACCTATAACAGTGCAAATGACGAGATCTACGAGATTTCAGAAGAGATCGAAGAAGAGGATATTGGTATTAGCGTAAGTAAAATAGACCTCATGGATGAGGAAGATATATTGGAAGCTATGGTATTGGGTACAATGGAAGTAGCAATAACTTAACAAACCGCTTACGCTTGCTATGAGACACTACTTCATCAAGAATCAGCCGCACTGTGTATACGAGGATGCTGATGAGCTGCCTGAGGATATAGAACCAGTAGCTGATTGGCGAGAAGCTAAGGAAGGTGACTGGGTAAAGGCAGATGATGACTGCTATGTACAGATTTTAAGGAAAGGAAGTCTTTCAAAGAGTAAAGGAAGGAAGAGGACTATCCACTATTACAGGACTTGTACTGGCACATATCCAGTTAATGTAAAGATGGATACTTCCAGAAGGGAGAATATTTACACTATAAGCGGATCTAACCCAAAGACCGCTACCAGGGAGAATTTAAACAAGTATGAGGTTCTCTTTGTAGATTATGTTGCATCTGGGATGAGTCCAGTAGAAGCTTACATAAAGGCTTTTCCCACCAATGATCCGCATTACGCAAATTTTAAGAGTTCAGAATTAATCAAATATACTAGAATAAGGAAAGCAATGAAGAAAGAATTAGAGCCGATACTGGAAAAATTAGGAATTACGCAGGAGACTGTCCTTGAAGGAATAAAGGCAGTTGCGGATCTGTCTGAGAAGGATGATACCAAATTGAAGGCCCTCTTCAAGTTGTCCGACATATTAGATCTCGAGGATAAGTCTTCTGCAAGACTTACACAGTTGACTGGTATACAGTTCCAGGGCTTCAGTGATAAGCAGCTGGAAGAAGTGGAAAGACCTAAGGAAATAGAAAGTGGCTGATCAGGTAAATAAACAAATATTTAAGAGGAGAATAAAATGCCGTTAACAGATAAGTATAGTAAAAAAGTACATGATGCATATCAGGTTATCCAGGAAAAAGGTGGTATGACTAATGCAAATGTAACAACACTTCAGAAACTTCTAAAATATTATCCTGAAAATAAGGGTTTGAAGGTAGATGGGTTTTATGGAGGAAATACTATTGAAGCTATAAATGTTTTTTATGATAAGTATTACTGGACACCTGAAAGAAAGATGCAGGAATTAAAGGATAGACATGGAGAGAAGTATATTATGCAGTCAGAGATGGAAGGTATGCAGGAAACACCTCCAGATACCAGTGGTCAAGGTGGATACTAATAGTAAAAAGATTGTTTTTGTAAATAAACTGCATATTTTGCACATTCCAGTATGAAAAACGGTAAGATTGTGTCCAAACACGACATTATTCGTGAGATAAAGGGTGTAAATGAGCGTTTAGACTACATGTTTTCGGGGTTATCACTATTAAGTACCAGTTTAAGTGATTACATTGACTTTAGTAAGAATGAAAAGAAGTTTGTCAAGTATTTAAAGAAGAAATACGGAGATAGTATTGAGGAGTAGTTATGCCAAATGGTGACGATAAAGCATTTGATGCCATGAATGTAGTTACAGCAACAGATGAAGTTGACTTAACTGAGGATGGTGAAAAGTCAGCATGGTTTCCAACTGGAAAATTTATGGGGATGAAGGTACCAAGAGGAATATCAAAATGGATGGATGGTCTGTTTTTATTTGCTGCAGGAGGATCATTTATAAAGCCAAAACCATTATCTGGGCAATCTGCAAAATCATTTATAACTAAATCCGATCTAAAATTATATGAGACAATAAATAAAGAAATAGTAAAGGTTCCTACTGAGTTTCAAGGTCCAGTGTATGAAAAACTTATGAATAGATTACGTAAAGAATCACCAGAAGCATTTGAATCGTTTTGGAAGATTCAAAGGGAAAAGGAAAAAGCAAGAATTGCAAAATATGGAATGACCAAAGCAGAGATTGCTGAAGAAGCTCTACTGAGACAGAAAATTGCAGATTTTGAAGCATCACTTGTCGGTAAGGAAAGTTTCAAAATTACTAAAAATCCAATGGAAAGATTTAAAAAATTTAAAGTAAATGCAGATAAATTACCAGAGATTCTTAAAAGAAGATAAATGAATATTAATACCCAGAATGTAAGTAAGGCCGAAGAAGAGTTAAAACTGGCACATGAGGATTTGATAGCATTTGGCAAATTATTTCTTCCAGATGACTTTAGACGGAGTGAAACCCCTTTTTTTCATTATGAGGTAGCAGATGCAGTTGATGATACAAGTATTAGACAGTTGGCAGTCATTCTTCCCAGAGGGCATGGGAAAACTGTTCTTACTAAGTGCAGTATTATTCATGACTTTGTCTTTACTCAAGAGCCATTGTTTTATGGCTGGGTGGCGGCAAGTTCAAAGATTTCTGTCCCTAACCTTGATTATGTTAAGTATCATATTGAATATAATGATAAGGTAAGATACTATTTTGGAGATTTAAAAGGAAAGAAATGGACTGAAGATGATATTGAACTTACCAATGGATGCAAACTTATCTCAAAATCTAATCTTTCTGGTATAAGAGGTGGAGCAAAACTACACAAAAGGTACGATCTCATTGTACTGGATGATTTTGAAGATGAGAATAATACTATTACACCTGAAAGCCGCTCGAAGATCTCGAATCTTGTTACAGCAGTTGTCTTTCCTGCATTGGAACCAAAAACAGGAAGATTGAGGATAAATGGGACTCCAGTACATTATGATTCGTTTATCCAGAAGATTCTTGTCGGACATCAGCAATCAGTGAAGAGGAGAGAGGAATTTAGCTGGAAAGTGATAACATATAAGGCATTGCAGGAAGATGGTACTCCTCTATGGCCTGATTGGTTCGGAATGAAGGAAATGGAGAGAAAAAAGAAGTTTTATCAGGATTCTGGCACTCCGCAGAAGTTCTATCAGGAATATATGATGGAAGTGCAGAGTGCTGAAGATGCAATATTTACAAGGGATCATATCAAATACTGGGATGGTAAGTTCTATATAGACGAGGAGACTGGACTTTCATTCATAGATGCAAATAATGAAGGATACCAGCCATGCAATGTGTTTGTAGGTGTTGATCCTGCAACAGATTCAGCAAGAAGAGACTCAGACTTCTCTGTCATTATTGCTGTAGCGGTAACTCCAGATAATAATATTTATGTTATTGACTATATACGTAAGCAGTCTATACCAGTATTGGGAATACCAGGAGAACATAAGCTTGGTATAGTAGATTATATGTTCCAGTATGCCAAGAGTTACAAACCGAGTCTATTTACAGTTGAAGATACAACAATGAGCAAACCTATATTCCAGGCACTCAATTCTGAGATGAGAAGGAGAAATGATTTCTCTATTGGGTATAAAGCAGAAAAGCCAGGAAATAGGATGAGCAAAAGAGACAGGATACAGGAAATATTAGCTCAAAGATTTTCTATAGGGCAAATACATATTAAGAAGACTCAGTATGATCTGCATAGAGAGATAACAACATTTGGACCAAGAATGGCACACGATGATACCATAGACGCTCTTGCCTATGCAGTCAAGTTTGCCAATCCTCCCATGGCTGCAGGTCAGGATAAAGAGGGTAAGTGGTATAAAAAGAAACCAAGAGCAAAAGACTGGGTAGTAGCTTAAAGGAGAAATAAGATGAGAATAAACACAAAAGCTGTATTTGAATGGAATTCAGATACTGAACAATATGAAGAGATATATTCGGAGGGATATGATTACGAAGGTGAGGTTGATCTTTTGCAAGAAAATGACCGAATATACTTTCCTTCAAAATTTTCTCGTGGTGAAGGTTATGATGAAATGACACCACAGGAAAAAAAAGAGATTAATCCACGGTATTTAGGAG